ATATCTTCTTGAGGAGGCCCAGAAAGAACGATATTCCTTCCGGGTCTTACACTAAAGTCACTATTACGTGGGGCCATCATGCCGTTAACTAGCATTACTGGGTACGTAGCTAGGGCCAAAGAGTCTATCCTAGCCCGTAGTTCTGCATCTAAAGCCTTTTGAGGGTTGTACCCCTTCTCAGCAATTCCGCGACCCCAAAAACGATTTGGCACTGTGTCCCACTGGAACGCTACAAAAGAACGGTCTTGCATAATAAAAGGATTGCGAACAACCTTTAGCAATGTTCCCCTGTTAGCAATCCAGACTATTGCTTCTACCATGTCAGCAGAATCGTCGTACTCGATATTGCTGTTCTCTTCTGCAAATTCTGCAAGAGGGTCTGGGACACTCGTAGCTTCTTCAAAAAAAGATTTCGGTACTAGTCCGTGGTACTCTAAAATTTCTACGTGTTCAACAGTCTCGTAGTTTTCTTCCATCAAGTCTAGGATAGGGTGTTCATCTTCCTGTCGATTGTACAGACCTATCGGAGCTTCGTTATAAACTCCCTTAGCTTGTTTCTGCAAAACCTCATGTCGAGGTACTGTGTACATGTGAGCAACGCCTAAAGCGTCATTTATACTCTTAGCTGCTATATCAATAACAAATTCGTTAGGGTCTACTGGAACTAGTTTTACATGAATATCTTCACGGATTTGAATATCCGCAGTTGTACCAGTAGAACCAGTAATAGGAACTCTACGAGGTCGTTGCTCTACTGTGATTTTTCCAATGCCTGTGCCGTACAAAGCAGCATTTAAAAGAATCTCGGAGATAGCTTTGTTTACGTTTCTTGTATCAAAATCTTCTAAAAGCTGATCAGTAACTTGCCCAAGCCGTGTATCAACGTTTTGAGAAATCTGTTGTAACTGCTGTGGGTCTATCTGTTGGGCGTTCTCTTTAATAATCTGTTCAAAAATTTGCTCTCTAACATCGTCTTCTAGGTCAAACCAACGCTTACGGTGGAAGATTGTCTCCTCCATCTCTGACACGCCAGCTTCAATGGCCTGCTGAAGTGCTGGAGCAATTAGTTTAGACCTTTCGTACTGACGGATTTTGTCTTCTGGTCCCGCGTGTTGGCCTCGCCATAGGCGATAGTACTCTTGCCATCGCTCTTGATGTTGCGAGTTTCTTGCGTCTTCCCAAGTCTCGACCTTATTTAAAACCCATCCAGTCAGGTCAGAGTCAAATATAACTTCGCCATTTGTCGAAGGAATATACTCAGAAACGGGATCGATTATACTTGTTTTTGCCATAACAATTCCTGTTTTATAACCCGCTTACAGGGTCTAAAGGTTCCCAATCACTTGCTCCAAGGTCTTCATCCATGCTATAATTAACTTTAGCTAACTGATCTATATAAGCTAAACTATCTAACATATCGTCATGTACCATAGGATTTGGAAAGTCAAGCATTTGGTCAAAAAGTTTTGGGACATACTGCCCCTCTTGGAAGGTAAGACGACCCTGCTCCATACGTCCTTGCAATGCCCAAACAATGCGGTCGTACTTTTTTTGATTGCCGTGAGTTAATTCCGTAATGTACGGAAACACGTTTAATCGCCGCATGTTGTCACTCAAATAGGGCATTAGAGCGTTCTTTAATGCTCCCTTTTCGATTCCTACAACTCTTGGACGATACTTTTGCGCGGCACGAAGGATACGCAGGGCCGTCTCCCTTACGTTCCATCTTCCGGTAATCACATCAAAAACATGCCATCCCTTCTCTGTTACTTCTACTATAGAGATAGCTGTTTCGTCTAAACGTTTTGTTTTTCCTTGAGCAATACCTCTGACATCCTCATATCCGGCAGGATCTACTGCGATATATATGTCAGATCCGTAAGTCTTTTTATTCTCTGTACGGAGCATATCTTCAGTAAAGATTGTTCCGCCAAAGGAAGAAAAGTTTGCTTCAAATTCTTGCTTAACAAACTCTAAAGGCATATCTTTAGTAGCTTGATAAACTTCTTTAGGGTCAAGAAATGGATTGTCTAGTGACTTAAATGTCCACGCACCCCAGTCACCTTCTTCAATACCCTCTGCTTGCGCATTTACAAACAAATCATAAAAATGATTTTTTCCGTTAGGGGTTCCAATGAACAAAGCACCGCCCCTAACATCTGCAAGTGTGGGCCTAATAATAGCAGTCCACACCTCTTCCTTCATAAAAGCGTACTCGTCTAAGACAACGTACGACAAACCTACACCACGCAAACTTTCAGGACGGTCAGACCCTTTTAGATGTATTTGCCTATCATTAGATAGGGTAAGAATACACTCATTCTCCCTTATCTTTTTAGTGATAGGTGCAGCCATTTGTTTTAATGACTGCCACATAATGTCTTTTGCTTGGTTAAATGTCGGAGCTATGTAGTAACACGCTTTATCCGACAAATCGTACCCAAACTCATTCTCCATTTTCAGAGCTTCAACAATTAACTTTACCCTAGCAAGATAAGACTTGCCAAATCTACGCCCCGCGCCAACAACTTTAAACCTCTTTTGAGTGTTAAAGATTTCCTGTTGGGCAGGGTGTAAGGTAAAGTTAAGCTCTGTTGCCATTATCGGCGGCGGTTACGGCCACTACGACCTTTACGTTCCTCTGCTTTATTAGCAGCCCCTGCTGCCGCTCCTGCTGCGGCAACTGCTCCAGCGCCGCGCCTAATCTTCTTACCCCTTTCTGCGGCATTTACGATTTTTCTAGCTTCCGAACTAACGTTAGTAAGTTTATTTTCTGCTTTAATTGCGTTTAGCTCACCCTTTGTAAGAAGCCCCTTTCTAAAATTTTCTTCAGCCGCTGTAATTCGTTTAGCAGATTTTGCAGCGGCGGCTGCTACTCTAGCAGCCCCGGTAACTGCTGCGCCTCCAACAGCTAAAGAAATTGGCCCCAAAGTAGCCGCAGCGGCTCGTGTAGCACGTTGTGTTACTCGTTTGTTAGGGTCTACTTGTACTTTTTCAATTTTTTGAGGAGTTCCAGTAGCTTTAGCACTTCCTTTTCCATATTTTAAGTTCCAACGATCTGCTGCACGTTTATATGCGCTAGTAGTCTTAAAATCTCCGGGTCGTGGTTTAGAAGGCACATTTTTTCGTAACCCACTTTTCATCGTTGCCCTATGCTCCGGGTCAAATCTCATGTTTTTATCTTTAGGTTTACCGCCATCCAAAGCCTTTGTTGGACGCTTGCCAGTACGATTCCATTCGTTCATGTACTTCCTTAGAGCGTCTTTTCCTGTACCGAAACCAGCTTTTTCCAACTGCTCCCGAGTTACATTAGCCATTCCGTTTACAACTTTTTGGTTTCCCTGACCAAACACTGCTTTTTTAGCAGTGGCTTTCTTTTCAGGGGTAGGTTTAGCAGACGGAGCAGCGGCTTTTACCATCCTATCAACAGCATTGCCTGTGTTCGAAGTCCTAGCGCTGCTATGCGTCTTTGTACGACGTTTAATATCGCCCGGATTGCGGCCACTCTTATCGTAATTATATCCAGCCACAACTATTTGCCGCCGTTTGAAGTGCCTTTAGGCGGCACGTTAGTGGAGGCAGAAGCACTAGCAGCCTCGTAGATTTGAGCGCTCAACGTTCCGCCTTGGTTGTTAACACCACCAGACTTGCCCATGTTAGCCATATCACTACACTGATTCTTGTTCATCTTGTAAGCCATCTTCTATCTCCTCAAAATTTCCATCTATGTAAGGTTCAGGATTGCTCAACGCAACCTCATCTAACCCTTGAATATTGATTACAATATTATTGCCATCTTGCGCACCGTAGTGTTCTACGGCTTTTCTAGCTGGAATAGCTCTATCTAGCAATAATCTTGCAGCGGTCATGTCACCGCCTTTAGCCTCTCGAATAACTGTACGGATAACCGCCTTAAACTCTTTATTCATTTCGCCAGCAAACTGGTCAATTAAGCCGTTTTGCATTAGCGTAAGTTTATTTTTAGATCCCTTTCTTCTACCGTTAGGGTTTAAAGATTTTCCCCCCTTAACTAGATTTGGATTTCCTCTTTTTCCCGGCATACTACCACTTTACCTTATTAGCCCAATACGCAGCACTCATTTTACCTTTTGCAATATTTTTAGCGTGGCGAGCTTTAAAAGATTTTTGTCGAGGTGTTGGTTGTCGATCACCTGTTACCCCCTGTTGACCAAATCTAATCGTTTTTACTTTATCACCTTCTTTAGCAACTACCACATGAGATTTAGTAGGGTGGTTAGGGGTACGCTTTGGTTTGTTGTACCCGCTAACGCCGACTCGCGCTAGTCTTGAATCTTTTTTAGCTGCCATATTATTTTTTACCCATGAACTTAGCTGCACCACGAAAGCCGAAACTAGCCGCTACAATAGTACCTAGCAGATATTGATACCACTCAGGGCAATTTCCTAAAGCTATAAAAAACTGGTTAACCCGCTCTTCTTCGCCAAACAATAGCAAGATTAGGGGTAGCGTAAAAACAACAGTTAACCACTCGTCCTTCCAAGAAGTTTCGCTAGCTTCTGCTTGAGCCAAATCCCAATCGATTTCGCCTGCTGCTTTCTTTTGTAGAATTGCCGCTTCAGCTTCCGCTTTAGCAACTTTAACCTTCGTCGTAGCCTTGATTTTTTCATTTCGTCCCTCCAGCCAGTTTGAAGCAAGAGAAGCTATAGGGCCGATAATTGCTTGAATCATCAGTAACTCCAGACCGTAGGTCTTACACCTTCAGTAATTGTGTCTAAGTGAATAAATCTAGAGTTTCCTTTTTGATTTATTCCTACACCAGTAAAAGACCTAACATCGTAATCTTCCTGAAATACTAAAGACAATAGCCTGTAAGCATCTCCCCGAGAAACTGCTATATCCACTGCTTTACCTGTAGAGTGTGCTCCCGGTCCTGAACTTTTTGCTTTTTCGATAGGGTGCTCTGGACATCGATAAGCGGAAGTTAGTGTAATCGGACCAAAATCTACTCTTAATCCGTCAAGCAGTTCCATAAAATGCTCGTCCATATAAGCAAAACCGCAGTGAGAACACGCTAATTCAGCCGTTGAAAAGTACCTACTAGAAGTTACAGTGGCCATAAATTATCGTTCCAATAGGATAGATAAGAGACTTCTAGGAGATGGTTCAGCAAATGCCCTGTAAGCAGCA